TCACCCGAAAATTCTGCCCGGGCGTCTACGGTAACCTGCTGCCCACCAGATTGTTGAGCAAAACCGTTTTGCGGCACAATGCCTACCACGCCACCCGATGCAAACGCCGGAACACCCGCCCGCCGCGTTGCCGATTCACCCGGAACACCTGCCAGGGCGAAGGCGTCTTGCCCAAACAAAGAGCGCAAAGTGTTTTGTTGCGGCTCGTTCAACACCATCTCACCCGGTGCAAGGTACGCCAAAACGGTATCGCCATGCGGGGTGCGGGGTGCGTTTTGCGGTTCGGTGATAATGCCAGGTTTCAGGCGTTTCGGCTTACCACCGTTCCAAAACTGTTCTATTGTTTCGGTAACGTCGTTACGGTCAAACCTGACTACCTTTTCTAATTTGTCAATATGTCCAGCCTTGTTGATCTTTTCAACAACTCCGCCATCTGCAAATTCAGAAACGTTTATAAGAACGCCGCCCGGCTTTTTTCGCTTTTCTTTTTTTACCACGCCGCCCTCGGCAAATTCCTGCGAATTTATGACCGCTAATTGCGCTGCGCCTGCTGCCGCCGCAACCCCTGCCAAAATAAAGTTTGCGGGTGGTGGAGCGCCGGTCAATGCCCGCGTTATTGCCAACGCCGTGTTTATAATCGCTTCCTTGACAGCGATCTGTTTTCTTTGCCGCGCTGCCTCTTTTTCAATCGCCGCCCGCTTGATCGCCGCGTCCTTTTCGATCTGCTTTATTTTCTGCTCATTCCCTTGCGCCGCCGCTATTTGCCCCTGTGTTTCGATGTCCAATTGGGCTAACTTCGCATCGGTTTCCTGCTGCAATCTGTTTGACTGGATTTGCGTAAGACTGTCGGCAATGGTTTGTGCCGAATTTAAAGCAGCCTCTTTTGCCTTTTCCCTCAACTCTTGTTCATCATCGAATGCTTTTTGGTCGTCCGCCGCTTTCTTTTCCGCTATTTCCTTGTTCCCCTTTTCCCTTTCTTCCCGGAATTTCTTTTCCTCTGGACTTTCAGGCACTTCAACCTTAAATTCAATTGCCTGCAATGACGCCTCAACCCCATCAGCCACCGCTTTCGCGTCGTCAATCAGTTTTTGTTTCGCGTCCGGCTCAAATGCCAATTCTGGCTGTATGGTAAGTTCCGGCTGTTGCGATGTGTCGATGGTTGGCGCTGTCAGTTCGCGGCCAAACAAGGCTTTGAACGTGCTTTGAAGTAGCGCCTGTTCAGTCTCTTTTATCTTGCGCTTTGTTTCGTCAAGGCGCTTAATCAACCCGGCCAATGCCGGGCTATCGGGTGCCGTTGCGTCTATCTGCTTTTGTAGTTTTGAAAGTTCGTCTTTCAACGCTGCCAGGCTCCCGGTCTGTGCGTTTACTTCGTCTTTTGCCTTTTTGGTGCTGTCGCCAAGCCCCTTTACTTTCCCGCTCGTCTTTTCTGCTTCATCGCCCACCTTTTTCGTCGCATCCGCCGCCGCGTTTGCGGCTTGCCCAAATTGCGGGAACCCTGCGGCAATGTCGGTAGTAAACTGTAAAAGGTCTTGCTGCTTTAGTGTAGTTTCCCTTATGCCGCCTCCGATACTGAACGCATCGTTAAATGATTCTGATACCGCGTCGTATTCGTCTTTCAATTCGCCCAATCGAAGGCGCAATGAATTGATAACAGGCAAGGGTAGATTATCCCTTATGCCCTGCTGTATTCTCAATTCCTGCTCAACAACTTGCCCGGCTATACCCTCCAATGCACTTGCCTTTTTTCGTTCCGCTACCGACCTTATTATGCTTTCTGTAAGTTGCTTTTGAAGGCCGTCCAACTCCTGAACGCTTGCCTTTTCCAAATCCATGCCCCGCAAATAATCCGGGTAAGCCGCCTTTAAACTATCAATCGCCGCCTTTCTTGCCTCTTTATTATCAATGTCAAATTTCAGGACATTGATATTTTGCCGTACTGCCTCAACTTCTTTTGCGCTTTCCTGTGCTATTTCTCCCTGTGCATCTGCCAATCTTTCCGCTGCCTTTTCCGCCGCACTTGCACTGTTTTCGTAAGCATCCCAGGCCGCGACCAGCGCATAAGTAGCCGCAATGACAGCGACGAAAGGCAAAGCAGATTGAGCGAGTGCCAGCGCCCGCGTAGCCGTCGCCTGAACGCCTGCCGATATTGCCGCCCGGCCCTGTGCCGTTGTCAGCGTATTGGTTGCCACAATTGCGCCCTGCTCATTTACCACCAAAAAGCCAAGTGATACGCCCAACGTGCGGAGCAGGGGGATTGCAGCAATAATGCCCTGCCTGTTGAGGTATATGAGCGCCGCCGCAAATTCAATCGCCACTAATTCATTTTCTTTCAAAAACTCAAAAGTGTCGCCAAGTACCCCTATCAGGTCTGTCAGCGATCCGGCTATCGCGGCAATAGCGTCCTGCGCATCTGTTCCGGTCAATGCCCCGGTGATCGCGTTTTTAAGTTTCTCCACCGCCGCCGCCGCGTTGTTATTCTTTACCTCAAATTCGCGGGTGATCGAATCGGTATTTTTCAGGGTTTCGCCCGATTGGGCTATGCGTTGCCGTAGCAGGTCGGTAGACCCGCCCAACTTGCCAAACACCTCGATAGCGCCCTGCGCACCGATGCCAAGTTCGTCTAAAGTTGTGGCAAACGCCGTGTTTGTCGTGCTGCTGGTTGCAATTCGCTCCGAAACCAATGCCAATGCTCCGACAATATCGGTTTGCACTAATTCGGTGAATTGCTTTGCAGGCTCTCCAATCGCCTCTGCAAATACGGCAGGCGATTTCGCAAGTTCGGTAAGCAGCCTGGAAACTGCCGTTGCGCCGCGTTCAGGGTTTATAGAAAGTTCGGAAAGGGTAGTGGATAGACCAATAATTTGATCGGTTGTTGCGCCCAAAGGAACGCCCGCCCCCGCGATACGCCCGGCAAAATCCACAATACTTTGCCCTGTTGCGTTGCCTTGCGCCTCCAGGAAGTTCACCGCGTTGCCAAGTTTAAGAATGTCATCGGCTGCATCCCCGGTTTTAAAGTCAGTTAAGACATTTCGCAGCCCCGCAAATTCGCGGGTAAGGTTGTCAACGTTGCCGAATTGATCGCCCAAAGCGACATTAAGCACGTCAACGCCCGACGTGAACGCTTCTAATTGGTCGGTAGCAATACCTAACTGCCCGCCAATTTCGGCGATTTTCAACTGGTCGGCCAAAGATGTACGGGTATCGCGGAACTTCAACGCCTCTGCCAGTTTTTCGGCCTGCTCTATGGTTAACCCGGTTGTCTTTGCGACGTTCGCAATGCTGTCTGACAACCGCGTGTTTTGCTGTATTATCTCATTCACCCCAAACCCCGCTCCAATGGAAAGAAGTACGTTATTTATCCCATCAAACGCCGAACGGTAATTGCCGACATTCCCGGTGAAACGGCCAATTGACTGCTCTATTCCGTCAATCTCTTTTTTGACCTTCGCCGCGTTTGCGATAATAGATTGACCAAACGGGCTTTGCCGTTCCGCCGCGCTCAACACCTTTATTTGTTCAGTCAACTTCGCGTACTCAATCCGCAACCCCGCCAAACTGTCTTTCGGAAACTTCGCGGCCTGAAATTCCCGGTTGAGCGCCTTTTGTTCGTCCTTCAATCGGCCCGTTTCCTCTCTTGCATCGGTCAACCGCCGTATCAAATCATTGAAAATAGGGCTGCCGATTTCAGCGCCCTTTATTTCCTTGTTCAACCGCCGGATTTCTTCGCGTAAGGCTTCGATACGGCGGGCGGCTCCGACGTTTTGGACTTCGATTTCAAAAAGTATCTTACGCACTTGTTTAGATTTTAGTCATTCGTTTTGTGCGTGTTAGTCTCCGTATTGGTTCAATGTAGGCAATAGCCTTTCGGCAACCTCGCTTTCAACCGCGTCCAAAAACGCCTCTGTTTTGCTTATTTCGTCGTTTGCCTCGTCTATTTCGTCTTGGTCGCCGCCCTTTATTTCATCTTTCAATATCTTTTTCCAATCCTTTATTTCCCATTTACACCACTGCATAACAGCGACTAAATCAGAAAGGCTTGCTGTGTCAATCTCAAATGGAGCGGGCAACATTCTGGCATAATGTGTTTCGCCATTGCCCGCCGTTGTTGTCATGGTGAATTTTTGTTTAATTGGCATATCAAACTGAAATTCTAATAGGTTCAATTTTTCCAAGTTCCGGCACTAACTGAATTTCCAATGTCGCGCCCGTCTTTTCTTCCAATATCCTGCCGATCAACTCCAAGTCGCGTTCGATAACCGTTGAAGCAAATCCGGTTCGCGCTCCGGTTGTTGAAAAAGCGAAACTGCTCCGGGTCGGCATCCCCTCTTTTTTGTGCTTCCTTGCCGTCGCAAACGCCGCCAGTATCCCTTCGCGCCCCGTCACCCCTCGCTTATTCCAGAAACTTATTAGCCCCTGGATGTACTTCGATGTTCCGGCGCCGCTGCCAGGCGAATAGGGTATGTTTTGCGGCTTTACCCCAAACTCCATGCTTAACCCGTAATCCTCAATCTCCATTTCCGCAATTACAAATCTCCCTCAACCCGTATATCGTACTCAATTGAATCGTTCAATTTGCCCGTTAGGTAATGCCCCTGCGCTTTCAACTCTTTGCGCAAGTCATCCTGTAAACGCTTCATCGCGTCTTGCAGGCCGGAAACAATGGATTGTTCAAAGTCGGTCATGCAAAAGGGCAATTATTTTCTGGAAATGTTCAATTCCTTTTTCATAAGTCGGGCATTCGCTCCCGGTTGTTGTCGCAATTGCTTTCATTCGTTTTAATGCTCTGATGATATTTAGGGTTTCGTCGTAATCTGGAATCAGGTCAATCAGTTCGTCAAACACCCTTGCCTTTAATGTTAAAACATCAATTTCAAACGTTTCAACAAGTGGCGAAAAATCTCCGCCGTGCATACGGGTTTTAAATCGTTTATGCCCGTCAGTCTCTTTCAGGTTAATAGCGTCGGTTGATCCTACTTGAATTGCCATTGCAACCTGTAACCATGATCCATAGCCCTGCGGCAATCGTATTTCTTTTTGAATTTCAATATTATTCATCTTTAAAAATCAAATATAACGCAAGGCAGACCAAAACAAAAAATAGCATCCCGGCCACTACCCACACGTTTTGCACCCACTTTCAGCGGCCAAAACGCCAAAGTCAGGAAGGTTAAAATTCAATTCGGTTGCTTCGCAATTGCTGAAACAGGACGTGAAGTTAATCGCCGTTCCGTAAATCTTTGGCGTCTCAACCGCAATACGGTACGCCCCGGTCCCTTTGTTTTGCCCGTTCAAATGCCCGCCCCAATCCGCGCCGGGATGAAACTCGTTGATCGACCCCGCATCTTTCAAGGCTTGAAGGTAGTCGGTATTCCAATACCCGGTTTCGCCGCCAGGCTCCAACGTGGCAAACTTGACTTTTGATAGGTAGTAAAGAGACGAAAACAAAAGGGATTCGGTATCGGCACTTATTTCATTGATCGTTCGCTTTTCGCAAGATTCACAATTGCAGGTTTTGCATTCGTCTGCCATTTGGTCAACAACCGCCAATTGATAATTATAACACCGTTTTGTTTGTTTTTGAAAAGCCAATTCCGGGGAAAACGATAACTCTGTAAGCAGGAGCGCTGGGTATTTGAACGTTATCGCGTTCGGGTTGTACTTGCTTTCGTGCCATTCACGCGACCAAAAAAACGGCTTGCCCTTGTCGCAAGTCGTTGCGCCCAAATTCGGGCTTGCCAGTTCCGCCCCGCGTTCTTTCGACATTACCCTCCATGTCTGCAACTGCCGACACCTCCACACCTTTCCGTTCCCGCTGCCAGGTGTGACGTATTGCGGCGAAAACATAACCGCCTGTTTTAAGGCGTTGTAAAAGTCGGTTACGGTTGCGCTCATGTTTGCGGTTCGATGTTTTCAATCACTGTTTTGATTTGCCCTTTTGCCTTTCCTCCAGGCTTCACAGCCCGAATGTCGGCAACGTCGGCGCTCGAAAAGTCCGGTATTTGTGTAACACTGAACCGACTGATAAAAATAGGCTCATCGCCCTTTTTGCTCTTTTTCATAGCATTGCGTTTTCTCTACTGATTGCCCGTACCGCATCCTCAAACTTTGAACGCAGGGCGCTTTCCATTGGCGTCATGCCGGGCTGATTAAACCATCCTCTTTCGAGCAGTGTGTGAATTATCGAACGCCAACCAATCCGCTTTTGTACTTCTTTTTGGTGCGATACCGCTCTATTGTAGGCTTCGCGTTCCGCTGCGGCTTGCTTTGTATCGCTGCTGCGAGCGCGAAAAGCGGGAGGATTAAAGAAGTAATGACAGGATGCGTCTTTTTTGAGCGCGTCAATAAACCGCTCAAAAAAAAATCCACATCCAATGCCGTTGCCGTATCAATGCCCTGCAAATGAATCATTCTGCCCTGTATCCAGCGTTCACGGTCGCCGTCATTTGTCGGTAGTTTCTCTCCCTCTTTTCTTGCCAATATTGCAATCATTCGCAGATATTGAGCAAACAAAAGATTGCCATTCGGATCGCCGTCAGTGTCAATTTCAGCCTCTAATTTACGCAATTCCCGCGCCATGTCTCCGGCCGAATCTCCCTGTTTTACAATTGCCTCTTTCAGTTGCGTAATCCGTTTGCGGCGTTCTCCATTCGGATCACCCGCGTCTTTTATCTGCTGGTTAAACCCGCGTATTGTTTCAAAGGCTTCAACGGCTTCGCTTGTTTCTACACCCGGAAGGATAGGCAGCCCCCCTGATAATTCCGCTGCAACAATGTAGTAGATTCGGTAATATTCGCCCCCATACTCAAATCCGAAATTTTGCGCCGTTCGGCCTTTCCCCTTGTAGTTTGATAGCGCGTTTACATACCACCCGTAAAGCGACCTTATCCCGCCGTCTAATTGTTGATCCTCGCTCCACTGCTCGCCAACCTTTGCGGCTAATATATCTGCCAGGTCAACTCCTGAAACCTCTGAAACCGCTTGCGCCATTATCTGAATCGGATTTGCATTTTCCAGTTCAAATTTTCGCATCTCCGAAATAAAGGAAATGTACCGCGCCAATGAGATTTCAGCCGCCGAACGTGGCAGGGGAATTTCTGCCAGAACTTCACCATTCGCCCGTTTTAGTCTTGCAAGTTTGGTCATTCAGAAACGTGTTTTTTCAAAATGTTGGCAAGTTGGCGGTCTGTCTTTTGTTCAAGGTCTTGCCGATCAAACCCGGCAGAAATAAGATGCGAGAAAATCAAATCTCTCCCGTGCTTTTCTACCAATTCCTTTGCCGAAAGTTCGCGGGCATCGCCGGTTAAATCTCGTTCGGTTGCGCCCGTTTCAGAATCAAGTGCAATGCCTATGGGAAGTCCATCGTGCATCGGCGGCATAGTAGTAATTGTTATTGGAATCTTCGCAGCCTCTACCAAATTAACCGCCGCAACAACTGCGGGCGCTTCCGACCTGCTTTTTTGCGCCTCTCTTTTGGCCAGCCGTGCGGCCCTGTCCGGCGACATTGATCTCGGCTGCTGTTCGGGCGACTGGTTCCGCCGTTCTCTGGACAAACCGCCGCCCGATTGCTTTCCCAGCCTTACCTCTGTTTTCTGTTGCGTTTCTGTCCGGTTTGCCCTGACAAGTTCCTGAAATGCCCCATTTCCAAATTGCCCTATTGCAATTGCCCGCAACTGTTGCAAAAGACTTCTTGTTGCGGATGTGATAGGACGCTTTGAAACAAGCGTATAATACGCGGAAAAGGCTTCAAATTCTACCTGCTTTTGTTCGTCGGTGAATGTCATTTAAACGATTGTTTAGTTTATTGAACTGACCCGCCGCCTGAAACCGCGAACGGGATTTTCTTCTGAAAGAATCATTCCGCAAAGGCAATCAACCCGGTCATCGTGTGCGCCATTCGGGAACGCTGCGCATTCATCCAAAAATCCCGCTACCCATGCCTGCCCTTTTGGCAACAATACCCGCCCGGCTTCCAACCGTGCCGCTATGCTGTTTACCCGTGCTATCTTGCTATCCTTTGGCGGCTCTGATTCAACTATGTTTAGTTTTGTTTGGCGTTTTAACACTTGCACAATACTTTTCCCTGTCGCCTTTGGTTCTACCCTCGCAAGGCTTCTAACTCCGTATCCGTTATCACTGCAAAAGTCCAAAATAAATTTGGTTTGCTCCAAAAATTCTAACCATTCGGCCCTGCATTCCAAAACATAATAATCCTCTCCCTTTTTTACATAGGCAATTCCGGCCGTCGGGTCGTTTGATTCTTTGTCTGTGTATGCCGTGTCGAAAAAGAAATTAACCGGTAAGCCTGACAAATCCACCTTTTTAGGATCGTAAACGTCAAACCAGTCTCTTTTTATCAAATTTCCTTCCTGCGGTGCCGGTCTTTGCTGGTATAGCGCGTTCCATGCCCTGCTGCCTAAATCCTGCTGCATTCTCAACAACTTGCCCCGGCTGTACTTACCCTCCCAAAGAGCCGCGCCAATTTCCCGGTATTGTTCCGGATGCTCACATAATGCAGGCAGGTTTATTATTTCGGTAGCGGTTTCGCTTTCCCCTTCTTCAATTTGTTTCAATATCCTTCCCGTTAAATCGTCTTCATGCCACCTTGTTTGGCAAATAACCTCAATTGCATTCGGCTCAAATCGGGTTTTAAATGTCGTCGTATACCATTCCCATGCCGTGTTTCTATACGTCTGACTGTCTGCCTCTGCCGCGTTCTTTACCGGGTCGTCAATTATCCCCACCGTAGCGCCCGCGCCCGTTATACCCCCGCCTACGCCCGCGCTGATTAAATACCCCTTGCTGCCGACAATATCAAACCTGCTGTTATTCCTTACCAACCCCGTCTCCTTGCCTTCGCTCAATTTCGTATCCGGGAAAATAACCCGGTACGCGTCGCCTGTTATTATCCTCTGAACATCCCGATTCATCGCACTTGCCAGGTCTGCCGAATACGATGCAAGAATAATTTGCTCCTGAATATTTCTGGCAAACATCCATGCCGGGAAAAGGCGAGAGACAAGTTGGCTTTTGCCATGCCTTGGTGGGAGCATAATTATCAACCTTTCAAACTGCCTTTCCGCCAACCTTTGCAGCGCGTCGATCAAAACAAGGTGGTGCCAGTTGAAAGTATATTCCGGCATTACTGCCTTTATGAAGGCGGCAAATTCACGCTTGTAAAGTATTCGCCGCGCAATCGCTACCGCATCCGGGTTTATATTTTTCGTCATTCATTCGTTTGTTCCGCTTTTTCAGTCAGTGCAATGAAGGTTTTTAGTTCGTCTGTCGAAAGGTTTTCAAAATTCATTTCCACCTGAATAGCGCCGCCGTCTTTGCCGCCCATATTGAAGTCCTGTGGAACCTTGCCCTCGGTGCGCTCCAAAACAATTTCGATACTCCTTTCCCGGCCCTTTGCCGCGTTCGCCAATAGCCGCTTTGCTACCGCCTGCGCCGTTGTCAGTTTCACCCGGACGGCCACTTTTTGGCCGGTAGGCTTACCATCCTCGTTCAATACCTCCGCATCCTCGAATGTAGCCCAACCGTCGCTGGCAAGTTCCTGCTTGAGCAAGGCGCTGATAGTGTCGGGCGTTCTACGGTTGTCCGGCTGCCTGTCTTGTGTGAAGCGGGTTTGTACGCCCACTTGCTTTTCTTTCAAATGTTCACCTTTAGGCATTTTATGCCGTTTTTATGCCGTTTTCTTTTATTTTTGAAAGCCATTGAATCCAAATCTGATTTGCTATTTGCGCCGTCATTACGCCTTTTGATAGGCGGCATGAGCAAGTTCCTGAGTGTCAAAAATCCCCAAATATGTTCGCTTCCCATCTATCATTTTTTGCGCTTGCCACCTCTCACGCGATTTTGTAACGCCAACGTATTTTGAAGACTTTGCTTTGCCTGAAAATGCGTGAACGCTGTTTTCTCGATTAGTAACATATTCAAGATTTGAAGCATGGTTGTTTAGTTTGTCCAAATCCTTGTGGTTGACCTGCAACGCACTTACGCCCAAAAATGCCGCTGCGACTATTCGATGAACAAAATGCCCTCTCCTAATTCCTGTTGGGCTTGTAAGCATCACACGAACATAGCCTTTTTTGTTTAAGAAAATGGCTGGGCTATGCGGGGCTATTGTCTTTATTCCCCCTTTCGGCATGGAAACAGTCCTTCCAAGCGACAATATAACACCTTCGTCAGATACGGTATAAAATCCTTCGTGGCCTAAAACATCTTTTGTCATAACGCTAAGGTACGCACTTTGACAGCCATTGTTTGTATATTTGAAAAGAAATTTGAGCCATAGCAACGGGCGGCACAGACATTCCGATAAAGTATTTTGGTTCAATGGATTTGAAATTGTAGTCGAGCGGGTAGGAACCGCTTAAAATGTAATCTTGGTCGGTGCATTCCATTTTATCGCAAAACCGCCAATCGGTTTCGGCGCTTGTAATACAGGACTTTACTTTGTTGTCGTGTTCAATACTTGCGTTGAATCCAGAGGTAACGCCCCTATTCCTTTCGTTCACCATTGCCATGTTTGTATCTGTTGGCCGCGCCTTCAAAACCTCTTTAGCGCGTTGCTTGTCGCCAATTACTTTGCCAACCTCGCTTCGATACTCCCCAAACAAAACCGGCTTTTCATCAAACCTTAACCTCAATTCCGGCAACACAAAATCCTTTCGCAATCCGATAAAAAACACCCGTTCCCGTTTTTGCGGCACTCCCATACTCGCAGCGTTCAGCAAAAACACCTGCACCCGATACCCTGCCGCCGTCATTTGTCGGACAATCTCTTTTGAATACGCCTTTGCGTTTCCCTGAATAATCCCGCGCACATTCTCCAAAAGGCAGACTTTGGGTTTCAGTTTGCCAATGGTGCGCACATACTCAAAAACAAGGTCATCCAATACCTGCACCGCCTGCCCTTCCCTGAATTGCTTTTTCTTGCCCCATGCCTTTTCTCGACTTCCTGCCATGCTGAACGTAGAGCATGGCGGCGAGCCGTCCAATATGTCAAGGTCAAACAGTTCAGGGGGCAAATCAGTTCTTTGGTTGAAAAGGCGTATGTCTTCGACAAATAGATGTTTTGGCTTGTGGTTCTCATGGTAAACATCTGCAATTTTTGGGTCAATTTCCACTCCGCCCAAATGTTCATATCCTGCCAGTTTGTAACCCATTGTTGACCCTCCACCACAAATGAAAGTGCCAAATACTTTGCAGCCATTTTGATTTATTCCTTTGGCCGGATACCCGTCTGCAAGATTCCACCGATACGGGAAAAGATGCTCAGCCATGTCTTTCATAAAACATCAAAAGTTCTTTTAAGGCAGCCTCTTTTGTTTCCACGTTTTGCTTTGCGCAAACCACGTTTAGCCGTTCCTGAATATCTAAAAAGTCATCTTTTTCGTATTTGAATTTCAATTCCATCAAATCAGAAAATCCGTTTACATCAATTTCCTGATTCTTGTCAGAATAATCAACCCCGTCACCCGTTTCCCCATCGCCCCCAAACACAAAATCCGGCACCCCCATCTCCCGGTATTCGTCCTGCTCAAATTCCCAATTTCCCAAAACGTGCGCGTCCCAATCGCCGTCGTGCGTATTATCCACAATCGCCCGTTTTCGCATCAACTTTTCAG